CCTAATAGGTGGACGCTTGAGATTGGTATAGACTTTGGTGCGTCTCACCCGACAGCTGCTGTTTTTGTTATGTTTGACCATGTTTCAGATGCGGCCTACGTGGTAGATGAACATTATGAAAGTGAGTGGACAACAGACAGGCATATAAGTGCACTTGTTGCAAAGGAGGATAAGTGGACAATGCCACTAATAAGAAAGAGAGTAAAGAGGATAGGTGATAGTCAGGCTAAGCAAACAATATTAGACTATGCATCTAAAGGTTATTATATAACCCCAACACTAAAAGGTTCTGATAGTGTAGACGAAGGAATAAGTGCGGTTAGAAAGAGGTTACAAATAGACCCCATTACAAATAGGCCAAAGTTGTTTGTATGCAGAAACTGTGTAAATACTATAAGGGAATTTGAAAACTATTCTTGGTATGGTTACGACGATAGTGCTATTGAGGTAGATGAAATGATGAGGCTTGCTAACAAAAGAAAAGACGCTCCTAGAAAAATATTTGACGATGCAATGGACGCCCTCAGATATGTGATTCAATATCACAGCCCTGTGGGAGACCAGTATGTCGTTAAACATACTAGACGTGTAAGAAACCCGATTACGGGTTATTAACGTATTTAAATTATTATTTATATTTATATGAAAGTTCGTATAAAGAACAATCGGCTAGCCCTAGAGTGTCATATAACGAATCTGGATGAGGCTCCAGAAGACAAGCTAAGGGAAGCTACAGCAAAGTTCCAGATAGGATGGAACAAGTTTACCTCTAAAGAGGTAGAAGTAATTAACAGGGGAAGGTCTGTAATGAAGACACAAGAGACCCTGGAGCCAAAACCTAAGAAACAAATCTTAGACGAGCTTAGAAATAAATTAACAATTAAGTTTTATATTCCTAGGGAATATTGGACACAAGAACAAGCAGACGCTTTTGCAACTAATGACCTGTTAAATGAAAAGGATATTGCTAGAGAACAGGAGGTTAAGAAGGCTGCTGGAATTATGGTAGTACTTCCTCCTTACGAAGAGACCAAAGATTCTCTTAAAAGGGCAACAATGTTTGCAGATGTTACAGAGCCCCAGTGGGAATATCTAAAAGGTGTCTTTAATAAGAAGTATACGAGGATAAAGGATAGTGAAGGGAGAACTATTGGAAAGAAAGAGAGTTATGTTCATAGGTTAGTTGCTGAGGAGTATATTCCAGAAAACGAAGAAGACGAAAAGATTCTTAAAGAGAGAGAATTAAGAAAAGATAAAAAGGAGGTTAAAGATGAAGAAGCCAAAGCTTAATGAAGTCGTGTATGAAGTAATAGAACTAGGGGAATCGTCGTTCCCTAGTTCTGTAAAACTTCAGGACCTCGACAGAATATTTGAAAAATTAAAGTTCGGAGAGGTGGTTATCAAGGTAATTAATGGAGAGATTGAGTCAATTCAAGTCACTCACCACTATAAACCAGTGATTTTAGACGAAACACTTGACACTGAGGAGAAAAAAGTGTAGAATATAAGATTGAGTTAAACATATAAAAACATGAGTAAGTCAAAAGCTATTACTTTAGAGAGCTACCTAGATGGACCAGCTGAAGATTATGTAAGTAATTACAAGATTTGGTCTAATAAGTACGAGTGGAAGATTGTTGGAAAGGTAAAGAACAGAATACAACAGATGTACAATGCTAGGCAGAACTCTTGTAATCTTGTAAATTTTGATGGTTCTAGAAGTTGGGATAAGCACTGGGATTTAATGGAAAAGGATTACCTCATGTGGGCTGAATATGACGATACGGATAACTGGGAGAGTAATCTTAAATCCAGTATTTCCTATAGGACAATAGCGTTCTTAGATGCAAAAGAGAGAAGGCAGGGAATAAGCTTCCTGGTCGAAGCTAGAAATGAAGAGGATGAAAAGAAGGGTAGGGCACTTGTTTATAAATACATGATAGACGATTACCTTAGAAGGAATACAGATGTAAGATATAAGTTTCTAGACACTTCTAAGAGGGCTAAAATATTTGGAACTTCCATAGCGTACATTCCGTATACGATTAGGACAAGGGAGGTAATGTTTCCAAAGGATATAGATATTAAAAGGAAGGATTTAAAGAACGGATTAATACCAGAACCCCAGTTTGAGAAGAAAGTTATAGTAGACTTTGAAGACATAGACTTTGTTCCTTGGGATATAAGGGATTTTTATATAGACCCTAACGCCCAGTATTTACATGGCACTAGTCATGCCGCAACTGATGCCGCTGGAATTTTATACGTAACCCCTGCGCAGGTAAAACTAATGTTCCAGGGAGATGCTAGTATAAAGAACCTAGATAAAATTGATAATGTTGGAAATACAGAGAGTTTCAGTAGCCCATTCTTCAGGCCTCCTAGAGATGCAGAAAAGGGTTATGGAGAGCTTATATACTATTACAATGTAGAGACAGATTCGGAGGTTATTATTTATGAAGATATACTTCTAAAAGAAGGACCCATTCCTTATATAGATAAACAAATTCCTTTTGTAGCATTTCACTTTATAAGACATCCTGGGAGTTTCTATGGAATGAGTGCTGGAGATGTAACAATTCAGTTGGCTGCTGAGGATTCTGCAATTAGAAATGCAAGATTGAACAGAATTAAGTTTGCTACTAATCCGCCTACATTTGTTGGTGCAACTATCTTTGGAGATGTTGATGACCAGTGGGATAGGATGGAACCTAATATGCTTATTAAGGTTGGTGATGTAAGTCAGGTTAGACCACTAGATTTGCCAAGTATTCCATTTGATTCGTTTAGAATAAGTGAAGAGCTAAAGGACGAAGCTATTATGAATACTGGTGTTAACCCTCAGGGAATGGTACTACCAATGTCTTCAACCCCAGCAACAAACACACTGAGTATGAAGGAGAATATTTCCGACATGGTGAATATGTATGCTGACAACCTTATGTTTGGAATGACTGATTGGGGAAGATTACTTATAAGCAGGGTTTCTCAGTTTTATAGCAAGCCAAGTAAGAAAGCCTCTCTGGAGTTTGATAAGAAACAAATGAGAGAACTGAGGCTTGAGGACATGGAGCTTTATAAAGACAAGAATGGAAACTATAACACACGAGAAATAAAGGGTGCAAAGATAATTCCCCTTGAAAAGGAGATGTTTAAATGGGAAGGGGAGCCTAGGGTTTATATAAATCCAGACTTTGTATCACCTATATCTCAGGCATTTAAGATGAGAAAGGCGGAAGAGATTTTGCCACAGCTTGTACAATTAGCAGGAGAAAGAGGAGTTATGAGAAAAGATGGTATAACCCCAGTTATAGATATTAGAAAACTTACAAAGTGGTACTTAAAAGAAATGGGTATGTCTGACCAGGACCTCTTAATAGACGATGATGAGGATAAGATAGAGGAGGTAAGGCAGGCTATGAAGCAACAGGAAGAAATGCAGAAGGGTATTATAGTCCCTGGAAGGCCAGGAGAGCCAGTAGCACATAGATATACACACGCAATGGAGTTGAAGAGGGTTAATGACGCTGTATCTCAGCCTGAGTTTGCTATGATGAAAGAGACACAAGACCCACAGATATTAATGTTGGCAGATTCGGTAGAGAAATATAGAAAAGTCTTAACAGAGCATTTGAGAATAGATAACCTTTATGCAGACCAGGCTGCTGATGCTGCTATTTCAGAATCAGATGCAATAACACAGGTTAATCAACAGATGGTGGCGCAGGAACAACCAAATATTGGAATGCCAGTACAGCCACAAACACAAATGCCAGTCACTGGACAGCCCGGAATTCCAACAGTAAATGGAGAGGGAGGACTTCCTAACCCAACAGGAAGTGGTATGCCAGTTCCAAATAACCTTTCCCAGGCCGATATGACTGGACAGATTTCAAGTGGAATGGTAATGTAATTTAAATTTTTAATAAACCAGTAATGGAAAAATATACTAAAGAGGAAATAAAAGAGAATAGAAGGAAGGTTGCAGAGATGGCAAAGACCGAAGGGTGGCCATTAGTAAAAGACATGGTAAACACATTTGTGTTAGAGACAGAAAGAGAGATAATGATAGCGCCAGCAGAAGATAAAGACAAGATGTTAGCTCTTGCAAACAAGCTTAAATTTGGTACTGGTGCTCTACTTTGGTTTATACAAGAAGTAGAAAAAATAAGAGAGGGGCTTGACAATTAATATAGACCTGTAGTATAATACTATAGTAACCATAAAGGCTATTGTACTGGCCGTAAACTCGCGAGTACGGACGGTGACAATAGCCCTTATGGACAATTAAATTCTTTAACAAATTAAAATGGCAGAAGTAGAAAAGCAGGCCATGGACTCTGTTGAACAAACAGTAACTCCAGAGGCCACTACAGAGTCCTCCTCCACACTTGAGAGTGGTAACGAGGAAAATGCTAATTTATCTCAAGAAGTCGAAAACGTAGACTGGAAGAAAAGGTACAGTGATAGCTCCAAGGAAGCAGCTCGTTTAAAGGAGGAGGCTGAAAGGTACAAACAATTAGCTGAGGAACATCAGCAAAGGCTTTTAGCTCAAATCACTAAAACAAGAGAAACTTACGAGGAGTTTATCAATGAGCAAGGGCTCTCTCCGCAGGAAAAGGAGTACTATATGAATATCTATGATACTCAGATAGCACCTTCTAAGCTTCTTAACGAGAACAATAATGCGGTAACAGAGCAAACCGGCAGTACGCCAGCTCCATCCTTGGACCAGATACCTAGACAGGAAGACCCTGTCAGGCAGGCATGGATGAACAGACTGGACTCTCAAGAAAGAGAGAGATGGGAAGAACAGGCTAATGCAACTAGAGAATTCTTTAGTAGAGAGGAGAATAAAAAACTTCCTCCACTAGTACAGGAATCTATAAGAGCAACGGCGGCAATGTTAGACCAAGAGTTTGGCTACAAACCTGCTGAGGCTTTGGCAGTTGCAAGAAAGAGACTTTTAGAACCTGAATCACTCATAGACGAGGGCTATAACGAGGGGGTCCGGGACACTATGGTTGGTGGAATAAGCCGAGGAATTGCTGGTGGAAGTGCTAGGTCTGAAGAGACAATAAAGCTTCCGCCCAGAGATGAGGCATTCATCCAAGCAGAAGCCCAGAGAAAGGGACTCAAAGGAGAAGCAGTCAATGAGTTAAGAAGAAAATACGCCGAGAGATTGGCACAAAGAAATAGATAATTTAACACATTTGTATATAATGGAAATTATAAAATATGCAGATGGTGCATCTAGCAGACCATTAGAGAAGTGGCCTATCATAAACAGTGCAACCGTTTATAAAGGTGGTATTGTTAAGGTGGTCCCTGGAGGTGTTGAGAGTGCTGACGCAGTGAACGACCCTATTTATGGAATATGTATGGGGTTTGTCGCAGACGGAGGTAGCACACCTTTAGAAAATGCTCTTTCTGGTCAGTTTGACGGTACATTAGTTGATGGGGTATCATATACCGCATCTGCTGATAACTTAACCGACAAGAAGGTACAGGCTCTAGTAGAGCCTATATTGCCTAAGGATACTATAAGGGCAGAGATGGATGCAACATTAGGAACCACAACTGGTTCTAATTTGTTTGGTTACAAAGTCAGTGTATTAACCACAGACCCAAGAAAGCTTGGTGAGAGCACTACTGGTGGTACTAGTACACAGTTTGTAATAGCAGGACAGCCTGGAAAGGGTAATTTTGTAGATGTTAAGTTGGCTTAAACCAAATTAACGGAGCTTTAAAAGCTTAATAATTAATTTTGATTTTTAGATAGCAATGGCTATGATAACAGGAAAATATCCAGAACTAACCGCACCAGGAGTAGAGGTTTGGATTCAGGAGGAAGCAGATTCAGCAATGATTAAAACATTGTTAAATAAGGTT